TTAATGGGAATGAGGAATAGGTTATTCTCTTGTCATGAAGCTGTGGATCTTTTATCAGGTGGAGTAGCTGAACAGGTAGCTATATGGAAAGACAAGGACACTGGTATTGAATGTAAATGTAAAGCTGACTATTGGAATAAAGACAAAAGAATACTAGTAGATATAAAAACAACTCAAGTAGCTAATATGAATGAGTTTAGAGGATCTGCATATAAGTATGGGTACGATAGACAATCAGCATTTTATTCTGACGGTTTTAAGGCAGATGATTTTGTTTTTATAGTAATAGAGAAAAATGCACCATATAATATAGGTATATACTATTCAGGAGAGGAGTTTCTTTCCGATGGAAGATCAAAGTATAGTCAGCTATTAAATACCTATAAGCACTACTTTATAGATAAAGTACAAGATCCATATGAACACACTTATTTAGGAACATTATAAAATTAAATACTATGAGTAAATTATTTAAAACACTAAAACAAAGTAAAGTAACTAAGAACAAGGTCGGGGATATAACAGGATTATCTATACCTACTGTCAGAAAGTACCTTAAAAACCCTGACCTGTTCTCTGTTGGAGACGGAAAAAATATACTAAAACATTTAAAGAATAAGAATTATGAGTACACTTTTGGAGAATTATTTAACATTGAAGAATAGTTTAAGAGACAAATCTTTTAACAATACCCTAATGCTTATCAGTGATACCTTTCAGGTAAAACCTAATAAGATAATGGCTAGTGGGGGTCGTAAAAGGCACCACGTTCAACCTAGAAATATGCTATGCTATATGATGTATACCAAACTGGACTATAGGTTAGAACAAATAGCTGAAAGGATAGGGTACAGTAATCACACTTCTGTCATGCACGCATTAAATATGCACAAAGTAGATCTTAAGTGGGATGAAAAATATAAAGAGAGATATGAAATCGTGGAAGATGGTCTAGTAATAGATGATCCTCACGAAACTGGTGTTGACTTTGGAAATACCGAAGGCACCTTAAAATCCTTCCATTATAAAATTCTAACTATAGAAAGCAGAATGGAAGCCTTAGAGAAATTTATTAACTAATTTATTAACTAACTAATTTTTTTATTATGAGTAATGAAAACATTTACTGCGGAAGCGGTACGGAAAAGGTCTTTGATGAAGGAAGATCACTCGTTAACTTTACTATTGATCTAGCTAAATTGAAGGATCACGTATATGAGTATAATGGGAAGAAATATGTTAACCTAACTATTGGAGCCAACAGAGATGGTGCTAATGAGTATGGTAAAACTCACTATGTTAAAATAAATACGTTTAAGCCTGAACCTCAGACTAACTCTACGGAGAAGAAAGAGGAAGCTTTACCATTTTAATTTAACATTTATGGGGAGGTTTGCTTGGGGGTGAACCTCTCTATATTAAACAACTAAACTATGTATTTAAAAATATCTGAACACACATCTATTGATAGCAACTCTGTCGCAGGTTTTTCTTGCGAGGGAAGAATCTTATATATAATAAGAAAGAACAATGATAAACCTTTAGATATTATATATGATACAGAACAAGAATGTAGTCAAGTATTTCGCAACCTAAATAAACATTTTAAGTCTAAGGATCTAGTGACACCACTATCATCGCCTAAAGAGACAAACGAGGATAAAGAAATAAAACTTGCTATGTTTAAAACATTTTGGAACCTGTATAACAAAAAGACTGGTATGCAGAAATGTCAGGATAAGTTTCTTAAGTATAATATAAAGACAATGCAAGCCATAATAGATTCTGTTGTGCCTTATACTAAAGAAACCCCTGATCCAAAATTTAGAAAACATCCTTTAACATGGCTCAATGGAGAATATTGGAAGGATGAAAAAGAAAAAGAAGAAACTAAAAGAAAACAAGAATTTAATGTAAATGATCTATTTAAATAATGAGTCTAAATAATGATAGGATAAAAATAAATAAATCATCAGGCGAAGTCAGGCACGTCTGCCATAATTGTTCTACAGATAGAAAAAAATCAAAAGAGAAGTGCTTAGCTATAAATGGTGAAACTGGTGCATACATATGTCATCACTGTGGAGATAGTGGTATAATAAACCAGTATAAAACATATAAAAGAGAAAGGGAGATAGAGTATTCTAGACCAAAACTTGGAAATTCAACTGGGTTATCAGATGAAATGGTAGGGTGGTTTAGGTCTAGAGGAATATCTCAAAGGATAATAAATAAAAATAAAATAACTCAAACTAAAGAGTATATGCCTCAAGTTTCGGAACATAGAAATACTATTTGCTTTAACTATTTTAGAGATGGGGAGCTTATAAATATCAAATACAGAGACGGTGAAAAGAATTTTAAACAATTCAAAGACGCTGAGAAGATTTTCTATGGATTAGATGATATAAAGGATCATAGCGAGGTGTATATAGTAGAGGGTGAAATGGATAAGCTTTCGTTAGATGAGATAGGTATAGAGAATTGCGTATCAGTGCCTGACGGAGCACCTAATCCTGGCACCAAGAACTATGATAACAAATTCTCATATCTAGATAACTGCTGGGAATACTTTGAGGATAAAGAAAAGATATATATATGTTCAGATAATGATACTAATGGAAGGGTTTTATTAGAAGAACTTAGCAGAAGGTTAGGGAGAGAGAGATGTTATGTAGTTAAATTACCCGAAGAAGTAAAAGACGCTAACCAAATGTTAATGGAGCATGGTAAGATAGCTTTAGAAAGTGTACTAAAAGAAGCTGAACCATATCCAGTAGACGGTATATTTACTGTAAAGTCAGAGCAAGATTATATGGTTGGAGTATTTAATAATGGTAAAAAGAAAGGACTGACAACAGGATACAAAGTTTTAGATAATCACTATACCCTCAGAACTTCAGAGCTAGACGTGTGGACAGGTATTCCAGGATCAGGTAAAACGATGATGGCTTTCCAAATAATGCTCAATTCATCAGTGTTGTATGGATGGAAATGGGGCATATTTTCACCAGAGAACTACCCTGTAGGAGACCTGTTCGACACCCTAGCCGAAATGTATATAGGTAATACATCAGATGTAGATGTAAAAGATAGAATGTCTATACATGAATACCATGAGGCTATAGATTTTTTACATAAACATTTTTTCGCTATATATCCTGAAGATGATTTTAGTCTAGATAATATACTATCTAAGTTCAAACATTTAGTATTGAGGCATGGAATAAAGGGATGTTTACTAGATCCATTTAACCAGTTAGATCATAAGTTTCAGGGTAAAGATGAGACTACATATATAGGTGAATGCTTAACTAAAATAAGAAGGTTTGAACAGGTTAATGATCTTAAGTTTGTTATAATAGCACACCCTAGAAAGATGGATAGAGATGAACAAGGTGGATATAAAAAACCTACAGCATATGATATCAGTGGTAGTCAGAACTGGTTTAATAAAGCAGATAATGTTATATGTATACATAGAGAAGACTCAATGGATATTAATAATACATCAGTTGCTTTTAGTGTTCAGAAGGTTAAGTTTCAAAAGTTAGTAGGAGTTCCAGGAGAAGAGTCATTAAAATATGACAGGAGATCTGGAAGGTATCTAGACTACCATATGAACTGTCCGCTAGATAAAGTTAGTCAAACACATAGTTTGTGGCAATCAACAAGTCAATTTAAATAAAATGCAGAAAAGAATATACTTATTAATATTAAAATGTTACTACCAAAATGTTAATTACAATAAGATAGGTAAAAGACTGGTTAGTAAAAATAAAAACTATGTAACTTTTGGAGATTTGTGTTTTACAGAGAACACTGTTGAGGGATTAAAAAATTGTAAAAGATCTATGGAAAAAATAGAATTTGAAATAAGAAAAAAAACTAAAAAAGAAGTAGAAATAACTATAGAGAAAATATTAGACTCACTAGATCTGGGTTTAAGTAATGATATATATTAACCAAAATTATTAATTATGAAGAGGATATTTTTTATTGCGTTTATTATGACAGGTCAGATATTCGCACAACAGTTAGAAGACGGTGTTTATTTTTCAAACAAATACAGCACAGCAAATGTTAATGGTAATGAACTTTTTAATGAGGTAATATTAGACCCTTATTACACAGATATTTTTATTAGTGGGGGATTTTTTAAATTTTGTTTTGATGAAGATAAAGACTGTTATGATTTTGATTTAAGTTATTATGGAATATATAAAGGGTTTGACACCTATTGGGGAGATGAACTTAAATTAATAGTAAATGATAACATAAAAGGTCTATCCATATTATATGATTTAAATAAAGAAACAAATTTATTTACAAAAACTATTGAGTTATGGAACTTAAAAAAATACTAAACTCAAATGAGAAGAAAGAAAAGAAAGTACAATAAAAAGGTAAGGAATGCAACCGCTACCACATTTAATGGTATAAAATTTAAGTCTAAGCTAGAAAAGTTCACATACCAGTGCCTGAAGGTGGCGGGCATCCCTTTCCAATATGAGGAGGTTAGATTTACTATTATAGATAAGTTTAAATACACAGGAGAATGTATTGAAAAGAAAAAAAGTAAAGGAAAGAATGTTTTTATTAAAGCTTCTAACAATATATCACAAGCCACGTATTTGCCCGATTTCGTTAATTTAGAGCAAGGTTGGATCATAGAGTGTAAAGGGCTTAGAACAGAGGCTTTTAACCTTAGATGGAAGATATTTAAGAATAGACTTGCAAAAGAGAAAAAAAGTTACGATCTTTACATGCCAGGGACACAAAAACATATAATGGAGGTTGTAGAGATATTGAAGAGGAAACATACAAGAAAAGAAAGACATAATGCTAGCAGGAATTTTTAAAAGCCTAATAGGTAATGCGTCAAGTATAATTGACGAGTGTGTAACAACAGAGGAAGAGAAACTGAACTTGAAATTAAGAATGAAAGAACTTGTTGAGAGTTCTTTGGCTAATGCTCAAGAGCAGGTTACTAGGAGATGGGAAGCTGACGCTAAAGCAGGTTGGTTACCAGCTAATATTAGACCACTAACAATGGCGTTTTTAACTATAATGCTTGTAGTTATGTCATTTTTTGACGGTAATGTAGGGGGGTTTCAAATGAATCCTGTCTACGTGCCAGTGTATCAGACTTTGCTTATGGTCGTTTACTCGGCCTACTTCGCTGGTCGTTCAATCGAAAAGATAAAAACCAATAATAAAATTAAAGAAAATGGAAAAAACAGTTAAATTAGAAGAAAAAGAATTAAAAGAAATTCAAAGTATAAAGGAAGAAAACAGTAGAATTACTGTAGACTTTGGCAAGATCAAATTAGATCTTATAATGTTAAAAGCTAGACTTATGGAACTTGAGAAGTTAGAGTCTGACATGGAGGCTAAATTCAAAGGAAACATGACAAAGGAAAAGAAAATGTTAGACAAATTAAATAAGAAGTATGGAGAGGGATCGGTAGACTTGGCAAACGGAATATTCACACCAACAGCTACTGACAATGGGGAAGGCAAACGCTAAAAAGAAAGCTTGGAGAGACAAGCTAACTCTACTTAATGTTCTTAGAAAAAGAATAAAGAGAGCTAAATTTGAGTCTAAAGTGGCAGAGCTTAAAAGTAAAATTAACTCAATAAAGTCAAAGTTATGAAAGTAATAATAAATCCTAAGACAGTAGCCATGATTCTGGCTCATAAAAAAATAGAAAAAAAATATGAATCTCTAGGGTTTTCACCGTATGAAGAAGTGTATGAGAACTATGTAGGAAGAAGATTAACAGAAGACGCTAAGAAAGATTATGATAAGCATTACAAATATTTTCTTGATGTACTTTTGTCTAGAGGTGAAAAAGTTGAAACTCATAAAACTTATTCTACACATTAAGACAATAAACCCACCAGAGAGGTGGGTCTATCGAACTAAAACTATGAAAACAAAAAAGAATTGAGTCTTCTTAGGAGTAAAGATAGTTATTCTATATTAATTTCCAAAAAATAATTGTACTTTTTATTAACAAGAAACTGGAATGTCTCCAGTTGATATGTCTGTATACGTTATACAAACATCCTCACCACTCTCTATAGCAGAAGCTATTAGTGGATATATAGTCATGTAAGCATTGGCTGATCCACCTATAAAACCGTCCTTCTTGATTTGATTATTCTCTTGGGAGTTTCCGAGCAAGAGGCACCCAGCAGTATGTTCGTCAGTATTACCACAATGAATAAGAATATACTCAAAACCAGGAACATCAACAATATGAAGCATACCTTTATGAATGTCAGCAAATCTATAAGAATATTTTTTATGAAATCCACCCTCTTTTCTTAGTTTAATCTTGTAAGTTCCTTCGGGTATTCTAGTTTCTCCAGCAACCTTAGTTTCTCTTTTTTCGTCTTCCAAAGTATAAGCCAAGAATTTTCTCCCAGACACTTTATCACTATCATCGAATAATAATCCGTTAGTTGAATCTGATCCGTTACTAAACCTAATTACTAAAAGCTCCATTACCCCTTAGCCCAATAAGCGTACTCTAGAATGCAACTAGCTGTATCAGCTCTAGCCTCTAATCCAACGCTGTCATTTATAGGGAAGAAACAAAATTCACCAGGACTTAGCCTAGCGTATTGTACACTTGCTGTAGTTTGAAGTACAACAAAATTAGTTGAGTCAGTGTTCTTAGCATAGAAATATCTTACTCCACTAACAGAATCATCTACCAATTCTTGATTGTCAGCTGTTGTTATAGTAATTTTTGATACCCCTACAGAAGGAACTGTAGTAGTTAAACTGTCTGTAACCGTAAAGCTTAAAGCGTCAGAAGCTGTATCTGTACTGGTTAGTGTTAATGATGCCGATAATGTTGCCATATTATTACTTTTTTACAAATATAATTAAATTTTTTATCTTTATCTAAATTATTCTATGATTTTACCCTTTCCAGTATCGTAATAACCTTTATATAAGTTTTTAGGTTTTGCGTCAATATTTTTTTGTACAGGTGGCTCAAAGTATTTTATTATACGTTCCCTTTTTTTCAACAAGTCTTTAAAATTCCCTAGCTTTTCAAAGTCATAAGCGTCACTATCAGATAACCCATATCTTCTAGCGATATTTGACCTACTAGAACTTTGATCCCTCCAATCCCTGTTTCTCCAGTCACGTAAAGCCTCTTTAAATCCTGGTTTCTTTAGTAGTTCAAATTCATTTTTAATAATATCTGGGTATTTTTTTTCATATTGCTGTATCCTTTTATCAATAATTTGTAAATTCCTCGCCCTCATACCCTGATTATGAGGATCAGCCAGTTTTTCTAATTCTAATTTCTTAAATTTCTCTTTATTAATTTTTGGAGGTTTACTTGTATAAGCACTTCGGCCCATTCCTGGAGGTTTAATTTTAGAAATTAATGGACCTTGTTTCAACTTATTTAGCATTTTAGCAGCCTTCTTAGGATTAGATCTCACCCATTTCTCAAGGGCTTTTACGCTCTTAAATCCAAGTTTACCAGCTGCAAAAGGAGTTATCATAGTAGCATAATCCAACCCAGTCATAATATCCTTTGCAGTTTTATCAGTTTTTTTATGAGCAGCCTTAGCAACGGGATTTTTATAAAGATCAGACTCTATAGCCTCTCTTGTGTTTGGTCTGTCATCCGTAACAACAACTTCATCTAGTGGAAAAACAGACTTATAAACGTCCTCATCCTCATCGTATACAGATAAAGATTTATCCTTATAAGCCTTCCTGTATTCTTTACTTCCTTCTGTTATTCCTCCATCTTGATATTCTTTTAAGTCATCCATAGGATCATCCTTATCATCGGTAAACCTCATAGGAGTAGACTCATCTTTGTCTGATCCATAAAAATAACCTTGATTCTCTTTAGTTTTTGTATCTCTAAATTCAGGCTCTTCCTCTTTATTATTATACACGCTTCTAAACCTATTAATATATTCTTTAACATCTAGATTAACCTTTCCTTTAGGCTTAAACTGATCTTCCCTACCCTCTCTTATAGAAGCCATATACTCTCTGGTTTCTGGATGTCCTAAAAAATGTTCCATAGCCATTAAATCATAATCACTGTAATCACCTAATATACCTTCTTTAGAAAAGTCTTTCACAGCATTTCTGCTTAGATTTTTTCCTCCAGGACCATAATCATCTTTTAAAGATTTTAACATTTTAGGATAAGACTCTGTAGCTAGCCAGTTCATATATTCTTCTTGAACATCAGGGCTATTTGCAAACTCTTCTTTACTTTCTATACCATACATATTTCTAAGATTAGCCTCATGAACATCACCATATATTATCTGGTAAGGTCCAACAGCATTACTGTCCTTATTAAGTAGAGTATAATCCATATTGCCAGAAGCCTCAACTGTATTGAGAGCTTTCTTAAACAAATCTAAGTCAAAATCTCCATTGAAATTTTTATTTACCTTAGTTCCTTTTTTATCGTTATCTTTATTTAGTGTAGCCATTAAAATTCAAGTCCAAAGTTTAATATCATAAATCGGAATTTATTACACCCAGAACATTCCATACATGTATCTTTATATGCACAAGGTCCAGAGTATTTCATCTCTAATAGTGTAATTGTCCCTAATCTTAGGGAGATTCCATATTTTTCTTTTTTATTTCCCGCTTTCCACGAATTTATCCAGTTCATATTAATTTATTTTAGTTATTATTTTGTTAAATCAGGCAATACAGGGTATTCACCAGCAGAAACACCTTCACTGCCCTTTACGTCTGGATCAAGAGAATTAGGGATACCATCCCTGTCATCATCCTGAGACATATAATTCTTTATTACAGATAAAGCCTGCTCTTTTGTTATACCTTCCTTATCAGGATCTTTACCTGTTAAATTTTTATAATCAATTTTCCATTGATCTCCACCTTGAGAAATAGCGTCAATGAAT